GAGTAACAAGTTCAGCAACCTTACCACTAGCTAATCTATTAGCCCATATGTAAGAGTTACCTGTAATAAGTTTATAGCCAATGATGTTCTCTATGAACTCAGAAAATGATTGATAGGGATTCGGTCTTTCTAATAATTTGTTTAGTGGACTATCAGCAATCTCATCAACTGCTTTAATCCTTACTAACTCAGCACGAGCAATATCTGCTCCGCTTGATGCGTTAGCCATCATAGATTTATAAGTGTTCAAGTCTTTTTTACTCTTAACCTTATAAACATAAAATGGAACTGTAGAGATTGTTTTTGAGATACGCTTGATGATAGAATAGACCTCGCTATTGTTATCGTAATCCTGTACGAACTTTTCGTAGTTTAAATTTGGGTAAAGCGTTCTACCGCCTATTAAACCACCAAAATCACCAAATGGGTTATTAAGGTTCGTATTTTTTCTAGGGGCTGCCTTTTGTTTAAAAGGATTAACCGCACTTAGTATGTCCGTTAACTTCACTATATGATATTTTTACAAAAGTAACAAATTTTTAACCTAAACCACCCATCCTCTTTTTGCTTTCGCATATTTTGAGTATATCGCATAACGCATGGCATCCATCAAGTGGTCACGAAACTTAACAGGCTCATCCATTGTATTGCCATCATGATCCGTTTTCCACTTGTAGTTTTTAATCTCATCTAACAAATCTAAGGATTCTGATTTTACAAATAGCGGAAATGATTTCACCTTATTAATTCCTGCGAACACATCTTTAGTAGCAGACTTTAAATTAAACCCTGCTTTGTTTACCTCGGCTATTGTTTTAGGTTCGGCAGCATCTGCGAATATCTCATCCCTACGAGATAGCCCCATAGACTTTAATCGGTCTATTAGGAGTGAGGTTGACATCTTAGTATCATATATCAGTTGCTCGACATAAATGTCACCATCGAAGTTCTTACACCTTACAAGGGCAGTTTGATTGTTATAACCAAAGTCAAGGCCATAGAAAACATCTCCACCTTCAGGAAAGTTCCTTCTTCTTCTCCAATGGCTATAAATCGTAGCTTCACTAATTGCTCTTTCCCCTAATCCGTAAACTCTCCAGTATTCGTGGTCGGCATCCTTCAATCTTTCAATCTCCGCAATAATGGTTTTATCTAAAAAAGGATTATCCTTATAAGTCGTGATGGTAAAGTCCGTATCTTCCCTAGGAATGACCTTATCGTAAATCCAAGAGTAATAATCGGAAGGATTATAATCAAGTACGATTTTATCCGTAGTTCTTAGGGCTAACTGCATCCAAGATTCGTAGTTAACCTCATTTGCCTCGTTAATGAACAGATAGTGCCTTTTACGACCTCTAATCTTCTGCGGTTGGTCTGTAGATACAAATTCTACCGTGTTGCCATTAAGGAAGTATAAATTCTCTGATTTGTTGTGCTTCTCCTCCGAGTAGAGTTTATACTTGGATAGTATCTCAATAAAATCCCTCATGACCGATCCCTTGATACTTGGTAGGGATGAACGGCAAATTGTTAGGGTTTTACCTCTTTCTTGCAGAAGTTTAACTATAAACCAGGTAAGCACATTGTAAGTCTTTCCTGACCTCGTACCTCCTTGCATAACAGAGATTCTCTTCTTTGAGTTGTTTAGTACCTCAAAGACAACATTGGTGGTTACTTCCATAGAAATAAATTAAAAATTTTGGTTTGCTCAAGACAAAGCTAATCCTTTTCGTTTTATAGGAAAGTAGGGGATATCCACCATAAAGTCCTTTTTATGACACTAATGATGGCAATATGAGTCATTAATGACCACTTATGAATCATATTTGAGCCGTTTATCAATCATTTACGGCTCATTAGTAAACTTATAGGTTTACTTTTTGATTGATAAAGTCAAGTTATAGCTTTACTCACTCCATTGAGTAATTTTACTCAGTCCATTGAGTAATTGTTGCATTTTATACAACAGTTCATTTTTTATCTCCGTTCACGGAACATGAACAACTTAAATAAGTGAACACTATCAAAACTTGCAGAGTTTACATCTTTTGCTATTAGGGTAGTATTACTACCGAATATGGAAAAATTCATGCAATCTAATTAAAGGGCATTTAGAAGCGTTTTAAGACACTCTACACCTTTTTGGATAGATAGTACTACTCAAAGGCAGATATGCCCTAGAATCGCCTTAAAATGCTAAATAGCCCTATTCCTCATAAATATCCATCTCATTAGGCACATCTACCTCTTTATCAAACTCATAAAGTGGAATATCTTGGATATGACCTGCCTCTGTAGCTGGAACGACCATGCCACTATCTTCTAGTTGCAAGTTTTCGTCACCATCTAACTGCTGAGCACCATTAGACAACTCCTCTACATGACTAGCCTTTAGGACATTAACAGTAATCTGCTTAACCACATCTCCTTCATGAGCAACCTCTTGCCTTTCGATGTAGCCTCTACGCTTACCTTTGGTTTTTAACAGGAACATTGTAGCCAAGGTATCACCCTTAGCAACCCTTTCCATTAACTTATGCTCACCGAAGTCAAGCATAATCTCCTCAGGCTCTATTTCAGCCAATCTTTGTCTAAACTCAGGATCTTTTTCACACCAGGCCTTATACTGACCTCTACCAACCCCTGCTGATTCACAAGCAATGGTGATATTGCCAAAATTCTCCTTGTAAGCTATGATAAAAGCTTCTTTGCTAATATCTCTGAACTCTGCATTCATATTATCTGTTTTTAGTTGGTGTTCGGATAGATGTGATATGTACTACCTTCTCTACCTTGATATGGTCAAAGCTAAGCACACTTTCGCACTTAGTGCACTTGATGGTATGTTCCCTTATGGAACTATCCCAAACATAATCCTCTGTAGATACTCCGCATTTACATCTGTAAATTCTCTTGGCTACTGTGTCTTTCATATTATAATAAATTATAATGGGTTATATGGAAAATAAAAAAAATCAAATATCAAAAAATGTTAAAACAATGGTTGATATCAGAATATTGGAGGGCACAAGGCGTCTACGAAATTTTCCGTACGAAAAAAAGTGGTAGGGGGTATCCCTCCCAATTACTTATAAACTATATTATGTTAAATAGACTTTGTGTCATGTTATCCCCTCCCTTATTTTGGCCACTCCCCCACCCTATCAGGGGCAAAAATATGTATTTTTACTTTATTGATTGTTTAGGCATCCTTTCGCATTCGTTACAAATCAACCTGTAATATATCAATTCAATTTATGTATTATTATATCCCTATATTATCCAATATAGAATATACTAGGTAATATATATATTGATTAATATAGCCTATATTATATAATATATACTATATTAGGTAATATATACTATACTAATAATTATATAAGCCGAATACCTTAGTGTAATTTATACACATTAATAATCTTAACATTAGTTTAACAATTCTTTTAACATTGTTTGATATTGTTTCACTTTTATACCTATCTTTACTAAGTCAATAATGACATACAAAACAAAACCTTTTATTATGTATCAATTAACAGAAACTATTCTACCTGTATTATTCATTGGATTATCTACCTATTTTGTAGGTAGTGTAATTCGTTTATTCATTCACCTATTAATTAACGAACATGCAAGTAATTAGTCTACTCGAATTGATCCTGATTTTTACGGGATCTATTTTAGTTTATGTATTAATCAAAACACTATTTGAGAAACATAATAAGTAAAAAACACAAAACACAAAAACACATGGAAACAACATTAACAAATTTTAGTCAATTACGCGAAATAGCGAAATTAGTACAAAAATCAATCGATTCGGAATATTTAAACGAATCATGGCGGGAAACGATCCAATATAACGGGATTCGTAATTATGAGGATATTGTATATACTCAAGCAGGATATTATGCGCATACCGACGATTGCACCGAAATTGACGGGGAATATTACCATATCGAATTAGACGAGGACGATATTACCATGGACGAAATTACCAACGAATACATATTGTCCGACGATTCGCGTTGGGTATTGGACGGGCGTTCGGGGGGATTTTATACGCATTACGATAATTGTGAATCAGGCCATGATATATTTGAACATAACGGGGACTATTTTACTACTGACTATATGGAATATCATTCGTTGGTATTTGATTATGACGGGGATATTCAACACATAGACGACGTATATTATTGGGAATCGACGGGGGAATATCATAGTTCACCCGAAAATGACGACGACGACGACGACGAAAAAAGTAATTTAATTAATAGTTACTCATATAAGCCTACGCCTAAATTTTGTTCTATGTGCTACGATACAAAAGAAACACCATTTTTAGGTATTGAATTAGAAATAGAACGTAGAAATTCAAATAGCGTTAAACATGGCGAATTGGCCGAATTGATAAAAAACGAACATTGGTATTTTAAGAATGATGGATCGTTAACTGATGGATTCGAAATTGTTACTCACCCCGTTACATTCAATTATTTAAATAGTGCAAAGGAATCAATATTAAATTCTTTGCGTATTATTTCGGACAACGGGTACAATTCATATAACGCCAATACATGCGGGATTCATATACACATATCAAAAAAGGCGTTCACTACATGGCAATTATATCGTTTCCTGAAATTCTTTGTAGAAAATAAGGAATTTATAATAGGAATATCCCAACGCAAATTAGATAAGCTACAAAAGTGGGCCAATATTGAGGACGATAATAATTCCGAATTAATATATAAGGCCAAAAAAAAGGACGGCAATTCGGCCCGATACGTTGCCGTTAATCTACAAAATAACGCGACGATTGAAATTAGGATTTTCAGGGGTACATTAAACGGGCAATCCTTTTTCAAAAATATTGAATTTGTACATTCTTTATTCATGTACACAAAAGAAAACAACGAAATTTCTTTGCAGGGGTACAAAGATTATATTTCTAATTCATGCGATTATTCTAATTTAAAAAAATTCATTAAACTAAAAAACTTATAATTTATGTGTATTATAGCTATTCAACCGAAAGGAATAAAGATCAAAGAAAATATTTTGCGTAATTGTTGGGAATCAAATAATGATGGCGCGGGAATTATGTACGTCGAAAATAACAAAATAATAGTACAAAGGGAATTGCATGATTTTAATCAATTTATGAGGATCAAAAAACATGCTGATAAAACAGGCGGGAATATTGTAATTCATTTTAGAATTGCAACGTCGGGGGGAATAAATGAAAAGAATTTGCACCCGTTCAAAGTAAACGAATCAGTTTATTTTTGTCATAATGGTATATTAGATATCGACGTACCCGCAAATTCACCGATTAACGATACGCAAATATTCAATAACTATTTTATGAAAGGATTGCCCGTTGATTTTGTCAATAATAGTTCTACTATGCAATTATTGGAATATTCAATCGGGGATCGTAATAAATTTGTCTTTTTAGATATTACGGGACAATTCCATATTTTAAACGAACGCGCGGGACGTTGGGACAACGGGATATGGTATTCCAACGATTCATACAAAAGGGACGTTTATTCATATTACCCGAAATTTAATAAAAATACCCCCTTTGATTCATTGGATATTGACGAGGACGAGGATACCGATTTTTGCGTATGTGAATCATGCGACGATATTGTTAACGTCGACGATATCCAATACGATAACTATTTCGATATTATGATATGTAAAAAATGTAAGGATTCAATATTGGAATACTCATTAAAATAATTGTGTTGTTCTATGTGTTGGGATATCCCGTAATTGGGGTATCCCTTTTTTATTTTAGTGTATTGAATCAGGGCGTTAATAAATAAGCCTATTTTAATACGAAATAAGACAATAAAAAAATAAACGATATAGGGATATCAAAAGTAAAATAAACGGGCTAAAATTGGCTTAAAAAGGCCATTAAATTGATTCTAATATGAATATAGGACATATACATATAAAATATCAATGTTGTAACATTAATGTTATAACATGGTTGCATATGCAACTAATAGATATTTGCTACATGGTACGCCAAAAACCTGCCAAAAACCCCAACAAAAACCTGCCAAAAACCTCGCTAAAAATCCCCTAAAAATCCCACACGCAAAAATCCAGCAAAAATCTTTTGTGAAAACTTTAACATAAAAATCTTAAATAATAACAAAAACTCCTTAATTTTACCAAACAAAACAAAAAACCCATCTATGAATTTCGAATTAATCACCGCCAAGTATGATTGCAGATGCAGTCTTACAGGCAAAAACTTCAGTCGTGGTGACCAAGTCTACTACAATTATGAGGCAAAAACCTTTTTAGATCCTGTGTATCACGAGAACATTATGAGTCAGCAAAAATCTCGTGGGATGAAATCCTACTTTGAACGACACCAAAAACTTAACAAGATTTACCCAACCCAAAAACCCTAACACATGGCAAAATTCGAGTTCGTAACAGAAACAAATCCGGTAACACAATCAGTAATTTATTACACTAGAAAAGATGAATTATTCATGGAGAATAGTTTAAGTCATACCAAGGAGAAGGCTTATGACAGATTTATAAACATATCTAGTGGAGTAAAGACTGAACCTATTGTGCAAGTACTAGAAACAAGGTATTCAATAACGCAATAAAAATCTGCAATCGTGCACCCAACACCATCACATCTAAAACAAAAAGGGCTTCGTGACTATTTCATGGTCACAATCGATGCCCACAGGATCAAAAAGGATTACCTCTATCGTGGTATGTTTATCCATTGGGATAGCAAAAAACCCCTAGATAAGTTCTACTACTGGAGAGGAGATTATTTCACATCTATCGAAGGGGCAATGCGTTCAATCGATAGACATTATAAACTATATAAAAAACTAAAAAATGCTGATTAGAGATTATCGTGCCTTACTTAAGTATGGCGATATAAAAAAGATTTGTGAGGTAACAGGTTACAGTCCTTACCTAATAAAAACTCGTTTAGCCAAGGCTGATGAGGAAATGATTGAGATCGTAGAAGTGTTCTACGCAAAGAAAATCGATGAACTTAAAAATGCTATCTATGATTACCAACAAGGCT